TTATGATGGGCCGCCATCAAACCATGAAATTGCTGAACACCTTTATCGCGCGCCATCTCTGCAGCGTCTGCATGAGCAACACCTGCTGCGCCATGATGTAATGCAGCATTACCGTGATCGCCCATTGCAGCAAATGCATGGGCATCTTTAGTATACTTCGAAGCGCGCCGCGCTACGTCGCCGGCAAGATCATGCGCGCTTTCTTTTAATTTACGGACTGTTTCGAAAAAGTTCATTATACTGTTACCTTTATAGCGGTTAGAGTTTAGAGAGGAAATCATTCCATACCTGCAGCTGAGCCTCCACAAGGCGACGAGATGGAGTATTGTGGATTTTTTTCTTAACTCGCTCAACCAATACTTCATTCCCGGAAATAAAGTATTCCACACCTTCCATAATACCATTAACAAACGCATCTGGTGCAGAAGGATCTTGCACGATGTCAATTGTTGAAAGAATGAAATCTGGCTTAACTGACATTACGCCATTAACTGATTCTAGCGAACCTAAGCCGCGGGTCGAAACACCTAGGCGAACTCCGCCCTCAAGCAAGCCTTTAACTATATTACCCATTGGGGTATTTAGAATGAGCGCCTTACCCATGACATTATCACCAGTCCAATTAAGTGCTGTAATGCGATGAGAAACTTTATCTAGATTTACTGTTGGCCCCTCAGGATGATTTAGCTCTCCAACAGCGCGACCAGTAGATACCTGTTCAGTGACATACTTAGATACTGCTTTTTCTAGAATAGCTTTGCGGTATATGCGCTTATTCTGATTAACCTTATTCGCCTGCATGAAGACACCTTCAATGCGAAATTTCTTTTCGCCATCAGCACTCTCGCTGATATACTGAAGGTTATCTTGAATCTGCTCGGTGATTAGTTTCATTTTCTTTTTTGGTGCTTTAGTAGGTATTTCGTTACGAGCTTCATTATAACGACTTTACATGAGATACAATTTTCTGTCCTAGTTTCTTATGGTTTTCCACACCAGCAGAAGTAAAGTGAGAATTAGTGTAATGCTTATCAGCAATGGTTGAGCCCGGCGCGTTGCTGTCACCGTGAACTTCTTTGCTGTTCACATATAGACTGTGTACTGCAGTGCCAGCTCCATAATTTCCAGTTCCGTGCCATGTACTGAGGGTCACCGAAGGGTGGCCAGCTTTAGTATACTCATGATCGCGATTTGCGCTTGCAGTAAACGCCTTGCGAGTATAACCCTTCGACTTCATGATCGAGTGAACATGATCGATAGTATTCGTCGCATCATGGTGAACCGCAGCATCGTGCTGGTGTGTAGGAGCAGTAGCTTCCTCAAGAGGTGAGTAGCTTTCTGTCTTTACCGAACTATTATAGATCTGTCCAGCAACTTCAACCTTACGCTCATCAACTGCAGCATTTACTTTGTGCAGCATAGCGCGATTAAACGCCTCTTGTGCAGCAGCAGCATCACCGGTGTGAAGGGCATCAATCATCGAAATAGTGTCCAGTTTCATAAAGCTATTTATGCAGAAATGAGTTTCAAGATATTACCGTTTCTTGGTGTTGCGGGATTGGGGATCTTCTTCTTCACCTTCTGGGGGGAGTTGATCTGCACCCATTTGCTCAGCCATTTCTTCAATTTCAGCATCGCTCATGTTTAGAACATTGCGTTGCACCCATTTCTCGGAATAAAACCGGCCAATATACGGCACTACTGAATTAAGCAGATTCATGCGCTCCTGAAGAATCTCAGAGTTCTTAAGTTCAGAGAAGTGATTATCTTTGCGAAAATCTAATCGCATATTCTCGCGAAGATCTGCCCAATCCTCAGGTGTAATTACATTCTTGAGAATAAGCTGAGTGCGAAGCAGCTCAAAGAATAGCAAGCTAAATTTCTTACGTAGCTTATCAATAAATTTCTGAAACTTAACTTCATCCCGTGTGATTTCTGAAGACCTTCCTAGGCCCATTCCGGTCGACGGTTCTAGTCGACCAACTGGCACGTTTAGCGATCGGTATAGCTTCCTTTGGAAAAATAGAATATCTTCGATCTGTCCTAGATTATCTCCACCTGGAAGTGTAGTGATTTCAGTGCCTCGCCCACCTTCACGGCGTGGTAGCCAAAAATCTTCAAGCATACTCATATGCTTTCGGTCATCTTTTATCTCACCGGTTTGTGCATCATAAACCAGCTTATTCCGGTATTGATTCATGATGTTCCGCATATATTCTTCGGCTTTACCTTTCGGCAAGTTACCAACATCAATATAGAAGATACGGCGCTCAGGTGCACGAGAAAGACGGTAAATCACTAGAGCATCTTCCATCATCCTTAGCTGGTTTACTGGTTTCAGCGCCTTCTGCATATGCGACAATACTCGCTTCCGAGTTGAGTCAAGCAGTCCAGACGTAGCATAGCAAATAGCATCTTTATTGATCTTTAGACCAACCTCAGAACGTTGCAGTCCACCATCTTGGTATAGGAAATATTCGTCGAGAGTCTTGATAATCCGAGCACCAGTCTGGACATCAGTCTCTTCCTTAATTTCGCGAACCTTTCGGATCCGCATTGCATCGATAGCTCGAAGCTCTTGTATACCAGCATCACGATTATTTTCATCCACTATAATATGATAGTAAAGCCGACCGTCAACATACCATCGGCGGAAAATATCCTGGCCATTCTGGCTAAAATTGAGAAGCTTTAGCACGTGCTCAAATTCAGCGGTAATTTCTTTCTTAATAGATTTAGGCTGGTTCAAACTATCCAGATTCAGATCTACTGCGCGCGTGTCAGTGTCGTTAACCACTGCTTCGTTGACAATGTCTTCGATAGCCATATCGCATTCTGGCTGTTCGGCAGAAATACGGTATTTGCGAATTAGATCAACTTCGGTTTTTGCCGCGTCACCTTCAATGTCTAGATATTGGCCGTAGTATCCTCCAGCAGCAATTGCTGAAGAACCATCTTCTGATGTTGGCGGAACAAACGACTTTGGCTGTGCTGCTAACAGCGCTCGCTTCTCTGCTTCTGTGTCAGCAGTCTTTGCAATAGTAAATCCGAAGAGTTGAAGAGCCATAATATATTAGTAACGATTGATAGTAAAATAAGCAATAAGCGTGGAGAAGAATGAACTGTTGGGGTAGTTCAAACTCCTCCACGCATTATTTATTGCGATTAAACTAAGACTGTTAGGTAGTCGTATTCGATTCCCAGTAGGTTACCTGGAACTCAACACCAAACTCTTCAATGGTGTTTTCAGCATCATAACTGAGATCAATTGCTGAAACGTTTGAGACCCAGCAATTGATAAGATCATACTTCTTGAGTACAGATCCATCCTTATTTAGTTGTTCTACAGCAAGATCCGTCATATACTGAGCTGGATTTGTTAGGCCAGTATTTGCTGAATGAGCATTGATACCATTCATCCAACGCTCAAAAGCATTACGAAGTTTGAAGTCTGTATCATTGAGAACTGTGACGCCCCATGGGTCAAAGGTGCGGTCACCAGCAATCTGCAGATGCCGACCACGGAACGGAATAGTTATTGGTGCGATTGTTGAAGCGGGAAGAGCGGCGGCTTTGATCAAAAATGATGCAAGCTCCGTTTCTCCAGCGGCATAAGCTGGGAAGTTGCACGTAACCTTGAAAAGATTATTGCGTGCACCACCACCAACTAGCTTTGCTTTGAAGTCATTAATTCCTAGATTTGCCATATTAGTTATTCTCCTGTGTTATTGTATGGTTGAGTTTTCGTGATTACTTGCCAACCAGCTCAGAGAACTGAACACCAGTGCGTGTGGCGACAAAGTTTAGAGTGATAAAGTTGATTGAGCGAGCAGGCTTGATGTAGATCTCAGCGCGAAACTCATTGCGGTCAATGACCTCACCGGTATTATTAGTATCGTCACAGACCACCATGAAGTCGGTTAGACCACGGCGACCTTTAACATCGCGGAGGAATGGCTCAACCATATTGCGGAACATCGCGCGAGTGAATTCGTCATTAAGCTCAAATAGCTGATATTTTGCAGCAGTTGAGATTGACTTCTCGAGGATATTAAATAAGCGGCGAACATTGATTCGGTCGAATGCTGATGGCTTTGCGAGCGCGGTCTTATCACCGTAAAGAACAGTGCCTTGCCCTGGAAACGCAACCAGAGGATTGACACCTGCTTTGTAGAGTGTGTCACGGTCTGCCTGCTTTGGATTATAGGCAAGCTTGGTGATACCGAGGATCTGGCCGCGAGTAAAACCAGCAGGTGAGAACCAGGCGTCGGCAACACTATCGGTACGAGCGCAGAGGCCAGCAATGTGACCGCACGCAGGAATCCAGACATATACGTCATTATACTTGTCGTAGGTCTTGACAGCACCAGAGTCGATTACTGTATAAGAACTACGAGTAGTCAGGCCGTTTGCCCATGCTGTGACTGTTGTTGCAGGAGTTGCTTGTGCCACTGAAGACTCAATTGGGGGCGAGACAAACACCATTGCGTCTTTGCGCGCATCACCAAGTGCAATAAGTGCATTAGCAATAGTAGCGGAACCAGCCGCATCACCAGCGGTGAAAACTAGATTAACATCAACTGTCTCTGTGTCTTGCAGAAGTGTCAGCGCCGTAATCGTATCGCCAGTAGTTGGTGTAACATCTGTTCCACCGGTAAGTGAGAAATCAATTGCCGCATTGACTGTAGCAAATGCCACAGCAGGAACTGTGAGTTGTCCAGCATTTGTCAATGTTGACGAATGATCGAGCCACCAGATATAGTTTGACTCGGTATTCACCACATTCTTATAGTAATTTGATGTTCCATCTGTCTTCTTGCCATTGGATGCCTGAGAGACATATGCGAACTTTTCAAGAACAGTTCCTGGTGTTCCAGAAAATGCGCCATCTTCATCGATGACTACAATATGTAGTTCATCGTTTGATGAACCATTGCTAGCAGCATCTGGCGATGTAGATGGAACAGTAGAGAATAGGCTGGCATAAGTCCAGGCAGAAAATGCAGTTGCATTAGCAGAGCAAACCGAAACTTTAAGAGAATTTCCAAGTGCTCCTACATATTTCGCACCCCAGATACCCACCAAAGCCTGGCCGGCTTCATAAAGGTTCTCATACACCTCACGGTTAGGAACTAGAAGTCCTATGTTACCACCAATGCCAGAGGTAGCATTCTTTGCAGTGCTGGAGTATGAACGCACCACTTTAAGGTTGGTGCCATACTTCAAGAAAGAAGATGCGGTGAGGAAAGAGCGGACGGTCTCAGCAGTTGGAGTACTATATACAGTAGCAAGTTCTTTTTCAGAACTAATAGTACGGATCTCGCCTGCGGGACCCCAATTAAAATTACCTGCATATCCACCAATAGAGGTAGATACAGCTGGTACGACGTTTGTTAGGTCAATTTCGTTGACCTGAACTCCTGGTGATACTTGGAATGCCATATGATTTTCTCGTCAAAGTTTAGGTTATAAGTTAAACATAATACGGATAGTCAATGTCTTATTTATGCTATTGGCATTTTTCACATGAGTTATTGCTTAGCGGTATTGATTATCAGGTTCTACTGTCAGCCAAGCATTACCATTGTCATCTAACTCGTATTTGTTCTTGAGTTCTACTATAGGGTCACCATTGCCAAGTGAACCAACCGGTACCAGTTCATCTTCTATAGACTTCATGCGATCAGAGTAAAGCATGCCTTTTAGGTTAACTGATGACATATGCCCAAAGATGTCAGTGCAAATAAACCATGAGAATAGCACTAGTGGCATTACACAGTCATCATGGTTACTCTCAGAAGCTTCGTATGATGAACCAGATTCTTCAAAGGTGCTCAACTCCATAATAGTGTCTGCGTCAGTAATGACTAGTTTGCCTTCTTCTAGCAAGTCTTTTAGGTTTGAGCATCCAATGCGCTTATTCTTCTTGGTAGTAGTAATGCCAATTGCTCCTGCAGAAACAGCAGATTCTACAAACATATTCTCATATTCAAGGTCATAATAAAGACCATTACAAACCACAGAACCTGAGTCATTACTCTCAACAATTACATATGCGCCATTATATGTCTTGGCATACTTGTAAATGATATTTGGGAATAGTAGTGGCGAAATGGCATTATCTCTAAATGTTGCTACCTGAGCAAATGGCTGAACGCTAATGTCTATAATTGAGAATGTTGAAAAATCTTGCCCTCGCCCTTTAGCAACATCAGCAATTAAGACATAATTGTGGTCAGAGATTGGCCGCGCATATATTCGAGCATTATTCTGAGTATAAATTGGCACTGCTGCCTTTAGCCCAAGAAGAGTTTCAGCATTAATTAGTGTACTACCAGTTCCAATAAATGCTCCTTCAAATTCTTGTCTCCATTGAAGCTCAGAAGTATTAGCAATAGTCTGCTGTTTCCATGCGTCATCGCGCCCAGGAACATCATTCCAATATACTCTAAACGGCTTATATTCGTTTACTCCTTGAGTTGCGTTTTCCCAAATGCTATGGAACATATTACCAATTCCTCGTGGAGTTGAAGTAATAATTACCTTTGTACTCGTTCCAGAAGTAACTACTGGATAAGTTGAAGTGTAGAACTCTGCTGAGTTTTCAACGAACGCAAATTCGTCAAGATATAGAAGTGAGCAGCTTCGGCCGCGAATAGATGAACCAGTTGTTGCCGCCGCAAAGATCTTAGTATTACCGTCAAACTCAATTGAGCCTTTGTTTAATGCTTTACAACCTGGCTGCAAGAAAAATGGAATATTTTCTAGTGCAAGTGTAATGCGTGAAAGCATCTCACGAGCAGTTGCCCCTTTATTTGCTAAGATTGCGATAGTCTTATCTGGCTTAAATAACGAATACCAAAGAATATAACCTACGCAACTAATCGATTTACCAGATTGCCGCGGAGCTAATACAATTGAGAATCGATTCTTCTCAAAGTGTTCAAACATCTTTTCTTGATACGGATAAAGCTCAAACGGGATTAGTCCTTTATCTAATGAAATAATCTTTACATAGTTCTTAACGAAATATGCAGGATTATCCATACAGCGCAGATACTCATCTGCTTCTGCTGTTGTAAATACCTGGCGAACTCCCGACCGCTTTACACACTGGTTGTTCAGGTAAAAGTGCTCAGGATTCGGTGGCGCAATAATAAGCTTAGGCTTCTGGCTCGGGGTCGACATGTTTTTCGTTAGCTAATTTATTGCGAAAGTGTCTTTGCAACTCCGCTGTTGAGCCTACAAATAGATTATTCTGCGTTGTTGGTATCAGTAAGTTATTTCTCTCTTCACTAGTAGGAGTAGTAATATCTTTCTTTTTCTTCTGCAAATCTAGCAGCTTATCAGTAATATCAGAAGTATTCTTA